CTGGTGAAGAAATGATGAATCCAATTGAAGTAGTACAACACGAAATATCAGATACCGTACGATATGGTGCAAACGGTGTCATTTATAAAGAAAAAAAATATTCTATATATAAAGGTAGCAGTAGAGTTAATGCGGCCATACAATTAGGGTATGACGCAATAGAAGGAATTATAATCAATGAATGAATCTTACCTCGGTAACCCGAACCTTTTTAAGGCAAACACAAAGCAAGAATACACCGAAGAACAGGTGCAAGAAATTGCCAAGTGTATGGAAGATCCTATATACTTTATTAAGACATATATTAAAATTGTAAATATTGATGAAGGTCTTGTGCCATTTGATATGTACAAGTTTCAGGAAAGAATGGTAGATACGTTTCATAACAATCGTTTTTCTATTTGTAAACTTCCTAGACAGTCAGGTAAATCAACAACCATTATTGCATACTTATTACATCAAGTTGTTTTTAACGATAATATTAACGTTGCCATATTGGCAAACAAAAGTTCTACCGCAAGAGATTTATTAGGTAGACTTCAACTTGCATATGAAAACTTACCTAAGTGGTTACAACAAGGTGTCTTAAACTGGAATAAAGGTTCTTTAGAATTAGAAAATGGTTCTAAAATTATGGCCGCTGCAACATCAAGTTCTGCTATTCGAGGTGGTTCATTTAACATTATCTTCCTTGACGAGTTTGCGTTTATTCCTGCAAACATATCTGAACAGTTTTTTAGTTCAGTTTATCCTACTATCTCATCTGGTAAAAAATCTAAAGTGATGATTGTATCTACACCTCACGGAATGAATATGTTTTATAAACTATGGAATGATGCTGAACATAAACGAAATGATTATGTACCTATTGAGGTACATTGGTCTGAAGTACCAGGAAGAGATGATAAGTGGAGAGAAGAAACCATACGTAACACAAGTGAGGCACAATTTGCTACCGAGTTTGAATGTGAGTTTGTAGGTTCAGTAGATACTCTTATTAATCCATCAAAGATAAGAATATTATCTCACAACACACCTATTGTATCTAACGCAGGTTTAGATTTATATGAAAGACCTGAAAAAAATAAAGATTACATTATTACAGTTGACGTAGCACGAGGTACCGTAAAAGATTATTCAGCCTTTGTAGTATTTGATGTTTCTAAAATGCCTTATCGCATTGTTGCAAAGTTTAGAGATAATGAAATTAAACCTTTACTTTTTCCACATACCATAGAAAAGATTGCTAAACAATATAATAATGCTCATATTTGTATTGAAGTAAACGATATAGGTCATCAAGTGGCAGACGCATTACAATTTGAATTAGAGTATACAAATCTTTTAATGTGTATGATGAAAGGTCGTGCAGGACAAATATTAGGTGGTGGATTTTCTAAACGAGGTGCTCAATTAGGTGTTCGTATGACAAAACAAGTTAAACGAATAGGTTGTCAAAACTTAAAAACACTTGTAGAAAGTGATAAACTATTCATACCTGATTTTCATACAATACAAGAATTATCAACTTTTATAAGAAGAGGAACATCTTGGCAAGCTGAAGAAGGTGCAAATGATGATTTAGTTATGTGTTTAGTGATATTTGCGTGGTTAACAAATCAACGATATTTTAAAGAAATGACTGACCAAGATGTACGTGCTAGACTATATGAAGAACAGGCAAATGCAATAGAACAAGATATGGCACCCTTTGGGTTTCTAAATGATGGTTTAGATGAAGACTATATACAAGATGATTCAGGAGAAGTGTGGACACCTGTAACTGTAAGAAAAGGCGATATTCTGTAAATTAAGAATATACTAAATAGTAACGAGATAATTGATACTTTATTAGCTAATAAGGAGAACAACAACTATGGCATTCCAAGTTTCACCGGGTGTTGTCGTACAAGAAAAAGACTTAACTAATGTAATCCCAGCAGTTGCAACGTCAATCGGTGCAATCGCAGGACAATTTAGTCAAGGTCCAGTAGATGAAATAGTTTCTATTTCGTCTGAAAAAGAGTTAGTAGAAACTTTTGGTAAACCAGATTCAAATACTTTTGAGTATTTTTTCTCGGCTGCAAGTTTCTTACAATACTCTAATTCATTAAGAGTTGTACGTGCAACAAATACAGGATTACTTAATGCAACTGCTAACGGTTCAGGCTTGCTCGTTAAAAACACAACTGACTATCAGGACAATTATTCTGATGGTTCTGCTTCTGTGGGATTATGGGCTGCAAGAACAGGCGGTGCACACGGTAACAATTTAAAAATATCTGTTTGTCCATCGGCAACAGTTTACGAAGAAACAGCAAAAACAACAGTTAACGATACAGTTACAGCAGTTGGAGATACAACTATTGAATTAACTGACGCAACTGGTTTTACTGTGGGTGATATTGTAAACTTTGCAGAAACAGGCGGATACGAATATAGAATAACTAACATTGCAACTAATACAATTACAATCGTAAGACATCCATCAGGCGTTGGCGGATTACACACTGCTGTATCTAACGGTGCTTCTGTAAGAAGAAGATGGCAATATTACGATCAAGTAGCGGCTGCGCCAGGAACATCACCTTACGTTTCAGATAAAGGTGGTTCAGGCGATGAATTACACGTAGTCGTAGTAGATGAAGACGGTGGTATTTCAGGTACTGCTGGTACAGTATTAGAAGTTTATGATTCATTATCAAAAGCTTCAGATGCTAAAACTCCACAAGGAGATTCAAACTACTATCCAGATGTAATTTACAATCAATCTCAATATGTTTACTGGATGGATCACAATTCATCAGGATCAAATTGGGGTAATGCTGCATTAAATACTACATTTACTTCAGTAACAACTGTGTCAAATGAAAGTTTATCAGGCGGTGCAGATGGTTCTGCTGCTTCAACAGGAGAATTAAAAACTGCTTATGAAAAATTTGATGACGCAGAAACAGTTGATGTAAATTTAATTATTGCTGGAAAAGGCGACGCTACACATATAGATAATTTAATTACAATTGCTGAAAACAGAAAAGATGCTGTAGTATTTGCATCACCTGAAAGAAGTGATGTAGTTAACGTTGCAAATTCAGAAACACAAACTAATAACGTAAAATCTTTCTTTGATGGAATAAGATCATCTTCATACATAGTGTTTGATTCTGGTTACAAATATACTTACGACAAGTATAATGATGTATTCAGATTTGTACCACTTAATGGAGATATTGCTGGATTAGCTGCAAGAACAGATTTAGTTGCAGACTCTTGGTTCTCACCTGCTGGTTTTAACAGAGGAGTAATTAGAGGTGCAGTTAAACTTGCTTACAATCCAACTAAAACTCAAAGAGATACGTTATATAGAGCTAGAGTAAATCCAGTTGTTACATTCCCTGGACAAGGCACAGTCTTGTTTGGAGATAAAACAGGATTATCTGCTCCTAGTGCGTTTGATAGAATCAATGTAAGAAGATTGTTTATCACTTTAGAAAAAGCAATCGCTACTGCTTCTAAATTTCAACTATTTGAATTTAATGATGAGTTTACAAGAGCTCAATTTAGATCAATCGTTGAACCGTTTTTAAGAGATGTACAAGGCCGAAGAGGTATTACAGACTTCTTAGTTGTTTGTGATGAAACAAACAATACTGGCGATGTCATTGATAGAAACGAGTTTAAGGCAGACATTTTTGTCAAACCTGCTAGATCAATCAACTTTATAACTCTACAATTCGTTGCAACAAGAACAGGCGTTGCATTTGAAGAAGTAGTAGGAGCTTAGGAGAATAACAATGCCAAATATTAACGATTTTAAAAGTAAGTTAAGAGGCGGCGGAGCTCGTGCTAACCAGTTTAGAGTTACAATGCCTTTCCCTGGATTTGCTGCTGTAGGTGGGGAGACAGAATCAATGTCTTTCTTATGTACATCAACATCTTTACCAGGTATGACAATCGGAGAAGTTGCTATTCCATTTAGAGGAAGAGAACTCTATGTTGCAGGTGATAGAACGTTTGCAACGTGGACAACTACAATTCTAAATGATACTGACTTTTTAATCAGAAACGCATACGAAAGATGGTTAAATGGAATTAACAATATGTCTGATAA